CAGCTTGTTGATAGGCAATAGGCTCTATTTCATATAAGCGTCCGCCTAAGAATCGTGAGTTTTTAAGTTGTTCGCCGTTTAATAAGTGTTGAGCATTGGTTTCTCTACCTTGTTGATAGCCTTTTTTAAAAGCCACTCGAATATCTTGGACAGCTCGCACGCGTCCAATGGCTTGTAGCATCTCGTTAGCTGGAATCACATTAGAAAATAAAGCATAGACTGCTTCAAAATGATTATTAGTCACGCTCACACCTGAGCTAATCACAGGCGTGCTAATAATGAGGCGGTATTTTTTAGATTCTTCACTCGGATTTTTTAAAAACTCGGCTTGTCTGGATTCGGCTTTGTTGTCGCCCGTGATAATTAAAGTCTCTTCTTCACTCACTGAAAAATCATTCTCTTTTTCTGCCAGCATTTCAAAAGCCACGGCGGATTTATGCACCTGAATTTTAGAATCGCTGGTAATCCAAATATTTTTACCTGCTTTTAATTGCTTGTTAGCTTCAACTAATAAGGTTTCAGCATCCTCAAGTACAGTAATTTGTTTTTTATTGGGGGTTGGCTTGGATTTAATAACTTGAATGGTTTTATTAGTGTGTTCTTTTAGCCAGTTAAGCGTGAAATCATTAAAATCAGCATCCGCTAAAATCACGGTTTCAGCGTTATTAATCGCTTCAATCAATACATCTTGTACCTGCTTTCGATTTTCAACGGAACCAATACTGATAAATTCGAGCATTTGTCTGAACTCATCGAGCATTAAACAATTTGTATCCGTGATTTGATGCTTAGGTATTGAATTGATACAGACTGAAAGGCGGTCGCTGGATTCGCCCCAATGAGTTTGTATGTTTTCATAATAGCGAAGGTCGAGGCGTTTCGCTCCGCCGCTGGCTAAGGATACTCTGGGGCAAATATAAACGACTTTTCTATGATTAATATCTAAAGTTTTATAGTGTTGAGCCACTAAATCCATGACTTCGGTTTTACCTGCGCCCATGCCGCGTGCATCAACAAAGATATTTTTATTTTCAATAATATGTTGAGCAATATCTTGATTGCTAACTCCTGTCATATTTTTAAATAGGACGTTTTCAAATTCAGTGAGTGTATGTTTTTTGCGTATGTTATTTAAAGCATAGCGGTTAAACATACGCTTAACCGTTTTCCGAACAAACCCTTTGGCAACACCGCGTGCAGTGGCAATGTGTTGCAATTCAGAACACTGGATTTTGTATTGCTCAAGCGTAGCAATATCGTGGGCAATACAAAAACAAGCGCGGCTCAGGGTTTTCTTTAACTGATTTTCAGGCACATAGCGTACACATTCACGATGGTATTCATAAGGAGATAAAGTGGCGAAAATACGCTGTGTGCGTAATTGTTTTTTAACCGTTGACACGCCTTTTTCAACTAAAATATCGTTGAAATCGCATTTTTGTCCATTTAATGAGGGATAAACCGCCTTAATTCCCGCGTTTTTATGCACCATATTCAGAGCAGAAAACAGTCCTGTGTTGCCTTTTTTGGGGTTATCGTGGGTATCATTATCGGCAATCAAGCGAATACTTAAGCCTTTGAACTGCTCACACACGGGTACAAGGTTGGGCGCATCGAGAGCGACAACACATAATTTACCCGTAGCGATGTATATGGTCAGCGCGGTTGCAAAACCTTCTGCGACCTCCACACTTTTCCCTTGTTTCTTTCCGATGAGTGCAAAACTTCCCTTTTTACAGTCAGGGTAAAAAATATAATCCTTATCTCTTGGCTGATCATCAGGGGTATCTTGAAAAGGTGCATCATAAATGCGTTGATAGCCCACGATTTTTCCCTGTGGGTTTTGCAGCGCATAGGCAATATAAGAGCCGCGCGAATCTTTGCCTTGTTTAAGTATAAAGTCTGGTGGGAGGTCACTAATAGCAATGTGTTTACGGTTTAGGTAATCGCTTTGGGTGACGTTAGGCAAAGATTGAAACAAGCTATGGAAATGATTAAACCGCTCAATCTTTTTTTGTTTTAGTTTTTCTTCACAAACTTGTTGCTCGGCTTGTCTTTGAAGACGCGCTTCTTCTCTTGCTTTCGCCTTTTGTTTTTGAGCCGCGCTTATTTTCTGGGGATTAGGTGTATAGCCTAGAGATTTTATTAAATCATCATAGCCACTGAAAGTAGCCGTCACACCGCCAAACTTGAGGGTATTAAAACGAATAACAGGAAATTCATGCCCTTGCTTGGTGCGTTGGCTATTTACCCAGAGCTTAACTTTCCCCCTAAATTTGGGTTCTAGCTCAATACCGCGATCTAAAGAGGTTTCACCATTGAAAATAGAAGGTAAGGCTTTACTCCAATCAATGCCACATTCAGCCGCAATGCTGTTTAATTCGGAGTGACCATCCGCAATAATATCATAAAAAGATTTCATTGCACGGCTCCTAAAAAAGAAGCGTTTTTGTATTGGTTTAGGAGTGGTGAGAACTGTTTTTTTGTGATTACTGCCATTTTTATAACTCAAGAATGGCTTTTTCGGGGAAGTCTAAAGACTTATTTTTATTGTAAGAATTTGTTTTAAAAGATAAAAATATAAAGAGGCGTTATGTAATTGAAAAATTATATGGTTGTAAAATAATTTTCTGTATAATATAACGCTAGTTCATTATTCTTAGTGAACAAATGTTTATCAATAATGCCCTCAAAAGCTTGTTGATGAAAAGTAAGTAATGTTCAAAAATTTTGGTCGATCGATGACATTCTTACGGTGAATTTATAAAGAAGCTCTGTTCCTTTGGTTCAGGGCTTTTTTTATGTCCGTTAGAATAGCATATAAACCGATAAAATGGGTATTCATTTATGGTTAAAGTTGGATTGGTATTTTTTGAATTTAGCACAATAAAAGACTTAACATTGAAGTTAGCTTGTGATTTATAGTATTTATTTTTAGTGCGTGTGAAATGACATATTTAGACACCAAGAAATAAGTTATATGACTTATTTGTTTGATTTTAAAGGTAAGTAAATTAATATTTTATAATATAAAAATTGCAAGTAAGACTGTTTTCTATGTTAAAAACAGTGCTAAATAATCATTAGCACTGTTAGGTTGAAAATTAATTTTAGTGTTTCTTTTTTGTGTAGCTTTCGATTTCGCTTAGTTTCCAGCGAAGCGGATTAGCTTGTACAGGTTTGGGGAATGTTTCAGTTTTTCTAAGATTCCATAATTTAGTTCTGCTAATTTTTAACAGGGCTAATACTTCAATTTGGCTAATGTCTGGGCTTAGTTCTCTTAAAAGATCATTCCTGTAATTAATAGCAAGCCCTAAGCGTTCAATTAAGAACTCTTGATCCGTTTGATGCTTCTCTATTTTTAGAATGTGCAATTGATGTTCTTTAAGTTTATAGCGCGGGTCGTAGCTAATAAAATACCAGTGTGAACAGCCAGTGATATACATCATTCCTTGGACTTGCCAATAATAATTAGCACAGATTTTTTTTAAATGCTCAGTATTCTTAATGCCTAAATATTTAAGGTGAGTAGTTGAATTAGGGCATTTAACTTCAATTCCTGAAACTTTATTAATTACACCGTCAGGCGTTCCGCCTATGCTATCTCCCAAGGTTAAAAACTTTTGATTAGTTCCAGTATTTAAAATTTTAAAGCCTGTTTTTTTCTTAAATGCTGCAATGGCTTCTAATTCGTGGTCTATTCCCCATTGCATTTCAGCACTAACAAAACGATCATCAAGAAACTCGGTTAAGGTTTCCGCTGCTTTTTCTGTGCAATACGTTATTGCTCCAGCGGGTAACTCTGATTTTTTTGGGTAAGTAACCAGCTTATAAAATTCAGAAGCTGTAAATTTTCCGATACGTTCAAGCAACCAATCACGGCGGATATCTTCCGCCGTTTTAAGTGGTGCTGATTTTTTAAATCCTGCTAAATCAACACCACTATTAAGAATTGATTGCTCAAAACCGTTTAAGTTTTGAGCGTTCATGGTTAAGCCTCTTGATTGGCTGGATTAATTAAAGGGATAATCTGCCAGCGGTTAGAACTGAAAGAATTAGAGCTGTTTTTAATTGAACCTAAAAAAGTGATGGATACAGGGGTTAAAGTGGTCTTGGGTACAATTTCTCCTCTGTTTACTGCATCGCGAATATTACCGACTAATACACGGCTTGCATTGATAAAGCGTTTCACTGTATCGCCTTGTTTCTCTAGCAACATGACACATTCAAGGGTTTTAATTTCACCAGTTTCAAGGTCGGGTACATCATGACCA